CTTCAATAGTTTGCGTTGATTCAGTTAATATCTTTTCTTCTTTCTCAATAAAATCTTCAACAGAAGGGAGTTCCTCTGCATTCTCTTCTGTGAGATAATCATTAATAGATGGTAAGTTGCTGTTATCTTCAGCAAAATCGTCAATGGAAGGCAAATCCTTAGACATTTTATTAGTAACCTTAGTACTTCGGGATTTCTCTCCCTTTCATATTATTTAGGATCTTCCTTCAGTCCGTCTTTTAACATTTTTGCCAGTTCCGCAGTTGATCCAACAAACAGTGCATTGTTGACTGTTGATGGTCCTTTTGCTTGCTTTTCTTCTTCTACTTCTTTCAGTTTCTTTTGCAAGTCCATTAATTTATCCGTGGCATCTGCAACGTTTTTAATCAACTGACCAGCAACTTCATATGCTCTTGGCATTTCACTTTCTTGTGCTAATTCAAGAATACCATTGATTGCCTCTTGCCCCTTTTCTATAAGAGAATATAAATTACCTCTGGTATAATCATAATCTTTTCTAATCTCATCAACAGGTTCTCTAATCTTTTCAATCTTTTTTTCAACAACTTCTGGTTTGATAACTTCACCAGAAGTATTGAATGTATCGTTTAATTCGTCAAAACCTTTTGTCATTTTCATAAAAATGTACCACTAAATCCAAAGTCATCTCCATCCGGAATAAGTGCATTATCAGCAGCAGTAATCTTGCCAATTGCAGCACCTTTAAGATGATTAGTTGCTGTAGTATTATCTCTTCCTCTATCAACACTGATTTTATTGCCACTAATTGACTTAATATACATCTCCTCATCACCAATAACGATATAAGTAGATGCAGTCAAGGTGCTAGGATCATCAACTTCAAAAGTTTTTGCAGTTAATGTGATATCGTTTGTAAGTTGAGTGGCAACGTCTCCAATATAATTTTTGATTGCTCTTGGTTCTGAAGAGTAGGTAACCTCTCTTGTTGTATTTGTAGTATCCGTGCCAGTAAGATAACTGATAGATGCTTTTTTGATAATATCTTTGGTTGCACTGGAAGTAGGACCAAACAGATATGTTTTGGCAGTAAATCTCAAGGTATAAAGAAGAACCCTTCTTTGCGAAAAGTCCCCTTCATAATCATCCTGCATCGTGATGTTCTCAAGAACGACAGGAATATCTCTTTTCTCTTTAATTGATTCAACCAATTCTACAGTAAGATTATATGCTGGTTGAAAATATGGTAAGATTTGTTCTACAATTTGAAGAGCATCATCATTCAGTTTTGACATGATGGAAAGCTCAAATTGCATATTATAAGGAACTGGCATATAAGACTTTTTGGTCTCAGTGCCATCATTAGGATCCTTAACTTTGAATTGTTGTGTAGTGGTTACTTTTCTAGAAGGATCGTAAGTTAGTCCAATAAACTCAAATGACATCCTTGGCAATGTAATTGCAAAGGGTTTATTTAAATCTGGAGATTGATTAATTCTAGCAAGAAATTTTTGCGTAGGACCATATGCCAGAGGGACTTTTACAACACTAACAACATTGTCAGAGGAGTCCTCATGTTTAATTGAAATGTTATTAAAAAGAGTTCCAAAAGATATAATGGTTCTCCTCAAAATTTCGTTATAAAAATACTCAAACATTTTTTAAACCTACACTATCTTACCATAAGGTAATTCTATTTAGGGTGCACCAAATGGATTCTGTTCGGTGAAGTCTAAGATAGTATTTGCTTCAGCTTGAATGTTAATATTATCTGCAAATCCATCATCTGCTGGTTGAGAGTCTGCAGTTCTTAGTGCATAAGAAGCTCCAGATGTAGATCCAACAATATTTTCACCAATAGTAAACTCACCATCAACAGTTCCAACCTCAAGAACATTTGTATCAGAGTTCCAAGTTCTAACTCTTGCAGTTGTTCCGCTTTCAGATCCAGTTACGATTTCGTTGAACTGGAATGTTCCAGATCCAGAACTTTCTGCGTTTCCAATAACAACTGTTGGTGCAACGGAATATCCAACACCAGTATTCGTCAGATAAATTGCAGAGATTGTTCCAGCAGCACTGACAACTGCTGTTGCTGCAGCAGATACTGTTGTGACTCCAGTCTCAAATATTTCATTGGCAAATGTGATGGTTGGACCTTCTGTGTATCCTCCACCACCAGAAGTGACTGTAATAATCCCAACAACACCATCTCCAATTGTTGCTGTTGATGCTGCACCAGATCCCCCTCCACCAGTAATTTTTACTGTTGGTGCAACAGTATATCCTGCACCAGAATTTACAACATCAATTCTTTGAACTGACTGTAATTTTGGATTAACATTAAGATTGCAAACATTAATACCCCCAATCATAGTTGCAATTCCAACTGCAGTTGTTCCACCTGCGGGGGCAGAGGACACTCCAACTGTAGGAACACTACTATATCCACCACCTCTATCTGTTATAGTGAAGAACTTTACACCACCATCAAATATGGCAGCAGTTGCAGTAGCAGTTGAACCAGCACCAATTAAAGTAAGAGTTTGTGTTGGTCCATGAATGGTATTGATGCCATCATCTGAAAGTCCATCATATTCTCCACCAACAAGATTGTTATCAATATCATCAATACCAGTTGCGATAACTTCATTCTCAAGTCTAAAGAGTTCGCAATAAAGTTCGTAGACGTAAAGATTTTGTAATTGATAATATGGTTTTGCATATTCTATATCTTTAATTTCATAAATTCTATCGTCAAGAGGAAACCATATCAAATCACCACCTTTTGGTCTGGTTGATAATTTTACATTAGACTGATCTTCGATCAATGGTGTGATATAGTTTTCAAATCTTTCTCTTGAAATGATAAGTCTTACTTCGTCTTTGGATTCAATTCCAAATTTAGAAAGAATATTACCAGCACCAGAGTATTGATCGTAGTTATCTACATATGCTTCAAGAGGAAGTGCTAAATCAAATTTTGATTGTACAACTTCTCTGATAACAGTGTTTTCAGTAAGATATTTTCTAGGTAGATAAAAAATATCTACCCCATACATTCTCAACTGCTCATTAATTAAATCCTGAACAAGATTTTGCTCACCAGTTGTTCCTTGTGTGAAAAATGGATTGAGCATAGTCTTATCCTATCATATCTAAAGGTGGAAGTTCATATGTATTAGACATTTGCTCTCTAATTATTTGCAAGTCCTTCTCAGCGTCATCATAAATTTGTCTTCCATTTAATTCAATTCCACCAGGAAGCTTTACTCCTTGGAATTTAATCAAGTTTTGACCCCACTGTCTCTTTAACAGTGCAGTAGTATATCTCTTCAAGAATGAATCATTCCATACTCTACTAAAATCATTGGGATCCAGAAGACGATAGCAATCGATTATAAAATAATCTCCAACATTAACAGATCCCCAATCAATATCTAAGTATAGTCTGTCTTGTCTTTGATTAAATCTAATCATTTTTTCCGTATTCAAAAGAAAATCAATATCTTCCAAATACGTCTTGACCATTGCGTAAGTCAAAAGTTCTGTAGATCCCCAATAGTAAATATCATTCAGGAAAAGTTGATACTTAACACTGAACATGTTATTAGTTACAGTGTTTGATCCATCAAATCTGAATATTTTATTCACTCCTATAACTGCAGGAGGAATTTGTAGGTAGTTACTATTTTCTTCAAAAGAAAATGTTACAGATGCATTATCAATAGTAGCACTTGCAGTGGTGGTTACAATTCCTGCAGTGTTACTGTTTCCTCTTGCTCTGCCTCTATTGATATCCTCTTGAGTTACTTTATATTTTAAAAACATCTGAGTGACACCATCAAAGTGTCTCTCATGAAAATACTGAAGAGCATCATCCACCAAGTCTTCTACTTGTTCATCGGCAACGTTAATCTCAAGGACAGGTGCCCCCAATTGCCTTTTACAATAGTTTATTAAATCTGTTCTACTTGCTGGTTGTGCCATTTATTCCACAAGTTTCCTAAGTGTATTTAGGGTCAAGAAGAAACTGGACTGTAAACATAAACATTTCCACGGGTCAATGGATATGTTGTTGATCCAAGAGTAACCAATACATCATAAACATATCTACCCTCTGTTAGATTTCTGGTTTGAGTATCAGTTAGTGAAAGACTCATTGCACCATCAAAGGCACTAGTAAATCCAACAGTAAATGACGTAGTAATTCCTAGTGTAGCACCAACAGCAACACTTTTGGATATTGCTGCTGACCCAGTGTAACTAGTCAGATCAAAATTACCGTTTGCTGTTGTTTTAACGTTCAAATTTTGTTTGAAGTCTGACCCACCATAGATAGTCATATTTACTCCAAAGGGAACTCCAGAATCTGGGTCGAACGTTACGTTATTAGTTGCCATCTGGGATACCTATTACTTGCATGGTTTCTTGCTGCTTATAATAAAGTTTGCAAAAAGATTTTGCTATGTTTTTAAGAATGTCCTTATCATTACAACTATCTATTTCAGATGCTAATTTGGCATATGCAAAACTTTTTGAAAGGTTTCTAAGTTCAATTTTGTCAGGATCCATTTAATAACTCCCTAAGTAAATACTTGATTTCATTAATGTCATCCTTCATATTAGCAAGTTCTTGCTCCATGTTTTGTTCTTTTTGATTCTTTTTAGATTTCACTTTACGTCTCTCAAGATACTGTTGATAATCAAGTCCATTTACATTAAGTATAGCATTGGTTTCGGGATCTCTTGCGAGATCCTTATTACCTTTTAATTCATAAAAATCCATATCAGGCTAAAGCAATTACTCTCAGTTCTTTAATCTTAGGAACATAACACTGAGTTCTAGATGTCAAGTTAAGTTTAATTCTATAGTTTCTGAACGAAGGCAAATCATTAACTGTAAATACATACTCTCTATAATCAGTTTGATATGGTTCAAAGGAGAAAGAACTTGATTTTACAACAAAACTGTCGGGCAATCCGTTATTGTTTTCTGGATTGATAACCTCACCTCTTGTATTCAAGTTTGAATATCCAGGGAAAGGTGAGAATACGGGGTCAGTTCCTTCTTCATTACTAACTGCATAGAATGCTCTCAGATCTGCATCTTCATTCAAATGTGCTGAAAGAATAATCTTGATAGAAGATGCAGGATTTTCTAGTAGAATTTCCTTAGAAACATATTGACATGCTGTAGGATCTTCAAATGGTGAATCAACTCTAGGATCTGTCGCATAATTTGTAATTACATCATTCACTCTATTGCTAGTCAAAACAGCACTAACTCTTTGACCATCAATAACAGGACTAATTTTGGTATCAGTGGTGTTCAGGAAGAGTCTCATATTCAACGACTTAGATCCAGGAACAGTGGTTAATTGTGCATCTTCATTTACTTTAGATGCAATCATTCTTGGACTGTCAAAATAGTTCTTCTGGTTGACAGTAATGTCACTAAATCCAGAATCAACAAATGGAGTTTCATTTCCACTGAAACTTGTAGACGTTGTAGTTCTGAGTTCTCCAGTAATAACTGTTCCAGGAACTGTTAAATTTTCTACCTTTGGAGTGATCAATTCAAATGGTATATTTTGAGTTGCTCTGACATGATATCCACCAGAAGATTTAGTCTTACCAACATAAAGTTTTGGCCAACCAACATCAGTGCTTCTATCTGTTCCTGTTGCGGAACTCATATCAAGTTTAACTTTATAAGAATCAAATGTGAAAGGATCTGATTCTGTTACATTTGCTAAGTCATGAGTTGTATTAATTCTGTTCAAATTAACATCGTTAAATTCATACTTATATACAGCAGTTCCAGTTGGATATGTCTTTGGATTAGCTCCTCTGACAATATCTCCACCAATAGTGTTTCCATTAACACTGGTGTATTCGATAATTTCATCACCAATCAAGAGATATCCAGTATTTGTTGTTCCTACTCCAACTTTTTCAAATGTTCCAAAGTTGGCTGCAAGAGCAACAGTAATTCCACCAGTAGAATCTGAAGGATATGCTGCAGTGAGTGTTGTTGGTTTTACATCAGGTGCGACTCCAGACAGTATTACAGAGTTATCTGTAAAATACATGCCATGATTCTTGTGATTGACATTGAGATGAAGTCCATCACTAACAATACTAATTTTTGATATCTGAACATCACCACCAGTTCCAAGTCCAGCAGCACCAGAAGAATTCAACTCAGTGCTAATTCCAGAACTATTAAAGAAGAACATTGTATTTGCTGAACCAACAACAAATTCACCTTGAACATTGTTAAAGATAAGTTCACTGGTTTGACCGATACCTGGAACGGTCAATCTTGCGTTTCTACCAAGACTTGCAACACCGATAGTAATGATTCCAAGGACATCACCAACTTGATATCCTGAACCACCATTCATGATAGTAGCAACACCAATAACTCCACTATTGACTGTTACGTCAGCAGTAGCACCTCTACCATTTCCTGTGATAGTTACCAGATTTACTCCACTGAAAGCCTGGTTGCCATCGAGAGGAGTATATCCAATTCCAGCATTAGTGACTGTAAGAGTTCCAACAGCAGTTCCTGCAGTGCCTACAAGATCACCAGTTGCATTTGTAC